AATTAGGCTTATAAATTAGGCTTATAAATTTAACTTATAAATTGGGCTTATAAATTTAAATTATAAAATATTTTCTGATGACAAATAAAAAAAAATAAAAAACCGTTGCTCATTACCTATAAATAGTTTATATTCTTTGTGTAATTAAACAATAAAAAGGAGAAAACAATGAAAAACACAAAAGAATGGAACTTTTCCCGGTGGAATGACAATTCCAAAACCATGTTTCTTAAAAGCAGGTTCTGCATGTGGGGACAGGGTGGTCGTATCTATTTTAAAGACACGCACACCCAAAGAAAAACATCGCTTATGGAAGTATACAACGGTAGCGAAAAAATAGGGTTTCAAAGAGCATTATATCATTTTGAAAACTTTATATCAATCGCCAAAGCGGAGGATAAACAATGAATAACTATGAAAAAGTAGCAGAATGGATAGTTTATGAATGTGATTCGCCTCGCGGAGAAGTAGCTTGGCTATTAGAAAAACTCTACGAAAACAAAAAACCAAAGCTAACATTTGAAGAGGCTTATGGAGATGTATTAAAAATGTTAAAAGAAAGTGAGGTGGAATAATGACTAAAGAATATAAATGGAAGTGTGAAATTTGCCGAAAGCATAAGGTCGAATACAAGGATTACAGGTTCATAGATTCCTGTGGATTACAGGGTAAAACCTTTGTCTGTAAATGGTGTAGAGGTTTGGATAATGTGGCGATTAGTGATATAATACGAGATGAATTAAATCCAAAGGTATTTTATGAAGAAAGCGAGGTGGAGTGATGACCAAAAAAGACTATATTGAATTTGTAAAATTGGTTAAAATAATTGACCGAGGAGGTTTCATTAACACGAGCGACCTTATAAATGGGCTTATTGGAATATTCGGGGATGATAATAAAAATTTCAACCCAGATAGGTTCAGAAAAGCGTGTTCGGAGAAGGAAAAATGATTACAAATCAAATAACTAAAAACGATTTTTTAAACTATGAGCAAGTGAGGAGATTTGGAGGTTATGATATGATTGACCCTAGGTCGTTTACCTTAACTGGATTATCAAGGGCTAGATATTTGTGCATCTATGAAAATTATAAATCACTATGCGAAAAATACGCAAACGAGCTTAAAAGGGAGGAGTGGATAAAATGAAGGTAAGTAATTGTTGCGGTGCTATGTTTTACGAGCCCGGATATCCCGATAGCGATATTTGTAGCGCGTGTAAAGAACACGCTATGGGTGTTGAAGAAGGAAATCCTAAAGCGGTCAAAGTTCCCGACATTCATCGGCGCGGTTTTATGATGAAAAACACAGATAAAGAGAAGTGTGTTGTATGCGGAGATGAGTTTGATAAGTATAGCGGAAATATCGATAAAAGAATATGCGTGGAGTGCGTTCTTATAAATGAAGACCCTGATGCTATAAACCCATCGGGGAAAAATATGAAAAAAAAGAAAGTAGGATAAGATATGGATATTGTTATAAATGAACAACTAACAAATCGGTTTGGGCATAAATGCTTGAAAGAAGAACACAATGATTCGCCATTGCCATGTGAATTTGTTCAAACAGAATATCAATGTGGAGACCAAGTCGAACTCGGTCTTGAATGTGTGCTTTGCGGTTATGAAATAACGCCCGACAAAATAACGGGCGCATACGGCGACATAAACCTTGACCAATATGGTGATTGACTCGATTGATTGTATTACCCTTGGCTGAATTTTAGCCATGATAGGTAAGAATGAAATCATTTGCACATATAAACAAATGTGCTTATATTCTTATTATAAATAGAGGAACAAAACGAAAAATGGATTTAGTATTGAAAGAACTGAAGGCTCAAGAACGAAGCATTGCTTGGCTTGGGCGACAGCTTGGAGTTTCTAGAACGGCTGTTTATAATTGGGCTTGGGGTAAAATAACGCCTAGCCGTGCTTATAAATTAGCTATTGCTTATGTTTTAGAAAAGCAATACGAGGAACTCTTTAATTAACAACAACCAATAAAAAGGAGATTCTATGAAAATAGACAAAAACATACCCCTTCCACCCGTACGAAATAGAAAATATCTATTTCTTGACAAAATGGAGGTTGGCGATTCTTTTTTCCTCGATGGAGGCAGAAAGGATAACATCCCAGTTCTCTCTACGGTGTTAAACAGGTCAAGGGCGGATGCAAAGAAATTTGCCACTAGAAAGCTCGGAGCTGGAATAAGAGTGTGGAGGATAGGATAGTGCCTGTAACAATACACGGAAAAGAATATAAGACGGTAGCAGAGCGAGTCTTGGAATTACACGGTCTACGGGATGATGTTTCCATTTCAACAGAAATATTAGAATGGGAAATGTTTCTTGAAGACCCGAAAAATGACCAAATAATCGTTCGTGCCACAATCGAATATTCAGACGGTCGGAAGTTCACGGGTATTGCTCATGAACTTCGTGGCGGTAACTTCATAAACAAAACATCCTATGTTGAGGTTTGTGAAACATCCGCCATTGGTCGAGCCTGTGCATCTGCTGGATTAGCAGGAACGGAATATGCCTCTGCTGATGAAGTTGCTAACGCAATGCGAAATCAGCGATGATTACATGGTAGATATGGGTGGGGCGGTTAGCAAACCTAGGCTTTCTTTTTTGTGCCTATTCGGTTTCCTTGTCGTTACCCTAACTAATCGCCCCCTCTTTTTAAGACCGTGTTTGAGCAATGTCATTTTATAAATAGACGGTGTGCTCTTTGCACCGAATGGAAAGGCGAACTTTATTGCGGTCTGGCAACACATCCAAATAAAATTGTTAAACTAAAAAAATGTCCGAAGAAGAAACTAAAACGCAAAAAAAGACGATAGTAAAATATCAGAATGTCGACCAGTCACGTAGGCGGGTGGATGCTACCCTGTTTCTCTTTGGGCGTAGGTTATAAATTGCCTATATATTGGATAACAATAAAATCAGAATCAAAACATGAAAAAAGTTTTGATAGCTTTTGTGATGCGCAAAATTTAGAAGAGGCTATTGAGTATTTTTATAGTTATCTAAAATTCGCACACTTTAGTAGAAATAAAATATCAAATAAAATAAAAAAGGAGAAAAAGAATGTCACATAGAGAAGTGGAAATAAACACCGAAAAAAACATTGACGACCTTATAAATGAGAACATGAAACTAAAATCGCTTTTGAGTTATGTTTATAGCGTAGTTCAGTCTGTAAAGTCCAACAATCCCAATAATGCTATGATGGGTTTAGATATCATAGATAACAAAATGGACAAGGATTACGATGTTATAAACGATTTAACGGGTGGAGTATGAAAGTCAAGCGGATTACGTTTAATCCTATTATAAATGAAATGATTAAAAGAAAAAATATACAATTCAGAAAATTAATAGTGTGTTTTGTATGTGGACTCTTTTTGGGCGTTCTAATCTCTATTATAATTGGAATAATTAAATGAAAAATAAAAAGAATAAAAACAAAATAAAAAATTGGTGCGACAAGCCAATTGACGAATTAACCGCAGAGAACAGGGTGGATATGGTTGAATCCTTCGCTGGTGCGTTATGTGAGTTTTCTTTCGCCTCAAAGTCAGGCGACGAAGATGCTTGTGAAGAAGTGTTTCAAGTGTTGCTTTACACATTTGCTCTTTTTGCTCTCGAAAATGCAGACCAGAAAAACATTGAAGAGCTACTTAAGACAAAGAATCTAGAGTTTTTTAAGAAGTTTGGAGCAAGTGCTTAAGAGGCTAGCAGGCAAAGCCCCGATGGATTGGCTTTATGCCTATGAAGTCGGGGCGGTTGGCTAATCGGGCTGAAATTTATGAATAACATACTTCAGGGCGACTGCATCAACAGGCTAAAAGAATTAGACGATAACAGCGTTGATGCTATTGTAACAGACCCACCTTACGAATTAGGATTTATGGGCAAAAAATGGGATGCGTCTGGAATATCTTACAATGTAGAACTATGGAAAGAGTGTTTAAGAGTATTAAAAGCGGGTGGACACTTACTTGCTTTTGGTGGCACAAGGACATATCACAGAATGGCTTGTGCTATTGAAGATGCAGGATTTGAGATAAGAGATATGCTTGAATGGATTTATGCTACAGGTTTTCCGAAAAGTCATAATATTGGTAAAGCAGTTGATAAACTTAAAGGAAACGAAAGAGAAACTTTAACAGAAATACAAAAAGAAAACTTGTTTGAAAAAGAAAAAGAAATTATATCAGTAAATAAAACAAAAGATTTTTCACATCATAAGGGTTCAATGATGAGCAAGGAAACTACTGATAAATTTGACACAAAAACAAAGAACATAACTGAAACCAAAGGCAACAGTAAATGGGAAGGTTGGGGAACTGCACTCAAACCAGCACACGAACCTATTGTAATGGCAAGAAAACCATTATCAGAAAAGACTATTGCAAAGAATGTATTGAAATGGGGAACAGGTGGAATTAATATTGATGGGTGTAGGATTTCATATCAGAATGAGAGTGATAAGGATTCAATGTATAGACCTGAAAGTAGGGGTGGATTAAAGAATGAATTTAATGCGTGTAAGGTAATCCAATCAACCCCATCACCACAAGGCAGATTCCCTGCAAACATAATCCACGATGGAAGTGATGAAGTAAAAGATTTGTTTCCACAAACAGCCAAAAGTAGTGGCGGGCAAAGTGGAGTTAAAAAATCAGGATTAACATACTCAAGTAAATGGAAGGAAAAAGAAAACTCTAAAGGTTGTGGATTT